AAAATCAAAAGAATCTTCAAGGTCTAATTTACTCGCGGGAATACTGCCCGCAAGTTTAGCATTGGTGACTGCGCTATCCGCGATTTTACTCTCGATAATAGCACTATCGGCTAGTTGTTTTCCTTTAATAAAAGCCATAACGACTCTCCTTTAATTGAGAATTAAAAACTTAAAATTGAATACCAAGGGCTTGGTCTACCAAAAGCTATCGGGCCATTATATTCTTCATTTATAGCTGTACAGTTCAAAATAGATTTGATTCTAAGCTCCACAGTCGTTTGCGCTGTTGTGATTAATACACATCTTGCAAACGATTCAGATTTATATCTATGTGTATTAGAATTCCATGTTGCTGTACTGATTTGACAATCTTTACCAAGCCACGCTTGGTTTGTTGCATCGTACCATTGAAAGACCATATAACCGCCAGTATACGTTAAACGTCTATCTATAAAAGCACTTGCTGTAAGTAATACAGATAAACCACTATTTATCACAAGCTGACCATTTAAATTAGTTATGCCTGCATGAGTAACACTGTTACATGGGATTCGTGTGTTTATGTTTAAATCTGCTGGAACGCCAAGTGTACCTTGTGACTTATCAGCGTCAGGATTTGCTAAAAATGGGACATATGTCATCTCTATCTCCTATAACACTACACAAATCGAACTGTTTAGCGAGTGATTTGTATCATTAAACTCATAATAGTGAATCGCTAGTTCATCGTTTGTATATTTGGCACATCCTACCGAACCGCCACAAATAGCATTTGAATACCCATCAACTGTATCAAAACCAAACCCACCCGTAGTAGCTGGGCAGTGACCTGCATTAGACAATAAGTTTGGAGAGCCGCCACCTGTGTCATAAGTGTAAAGATCACTAAAAGCTAAACCATCTTCAATAAACATTTTAGTAGTATGAAATGAACCCGCACTCGTTCTAACCTCGTCAATAGTTAACTTATTTAGTTCACCTACTCCTGTATCTTGCCCAGAATTAATGATTCCTATTGCAAACATTCCTCTTGGTAATCTATAACTCATGTTCGTACTCCGTAAATAACTAAATCTGATTTTCCTATTGCTGTACTTTGGGAATACGAATCTGTTACCCTTAATTCAACGTCAACTCCGCCTTCTAATGTAATAGCACTCGTATACATATCTGTGTTAAACACATATTGTCCATCGATGTTACTATCGAAATCATTATGTGCAATGCCTGGAAAATTAGTATTTAATGTATTGTCTACATACCATTTTATTTCAATGAGCGTGTCAATATCACCAGGTTCTAATGATGCGTAACAAATCCACTCTCCAGCGGGTAGACTAATCACACCATTTGAAACAGTGACCCCATGTCCGCTTGTGCCTGTTGATACACTATAATTGATAGTATCACCCACAGATACGATTGTTGAGTTTGCTTCAAGATAAATCAGGTATGTGCCCAGTGTAGCTTTTTTATTATTATAACTCATAATACGCTCACTAAATGATAAACCAATTTGAGCCATCAGTTACAAGTGTTAAAGCTTCATACTGATTAGCAATGGTTACAGTAGTGCTACCATCTATGGTCTCACTACTATTTGCATCAATAGTGAGAGTGAAGCCCGAAGCCATATTCTTGATGTGGTATTTATAACCACTCCCACATTCAGAAGCTCCTGGGAGGAATACTGAAATATTGGCTGAAGGCGTCAACACATAAATTTCTTCAATGCCGATATGAGTTGAGATTGTATAATCCGCACTTGGTGAAGCACTTGTGACATTTGGTTGTGTTCCACTAGGTTGATCAATGAAAGTTAATGCTCCCACACCGTCAGTTTTGAGGATTTGGCCTGCTGAGCCCACAGATGTAGGGAACGTATAAGGAAGCGCTGTCATTTGATCATTTGTTGGATTATATCGTAACACTTGACCCGCTGTACTTAGTGACTCTTTACCCATTTCGAGTTGATCATGCACTACCCATTCATAATGGGTTGTGCCGACAATACTAAATACTTCAACCAAGCAACGTGAGTTAAAGTATTTCATTGAAGCGCCACTATCGCCAGGATTTGACCCATCCTCTGACGGGTCAATAAGTCCTGGATTATTCAGCTCTAAAATGCGTAAAGTGCCATCGCCATGATTGAAAAATTTAAATCTGTATTCTAACGCTGTATAACTATTAGCGTTATAATTGCCAGTCAAGTCATCAGAGGTAGTAGGAATAGTCGGTGTACCTGTGATGTTTCCATAAGTTAAGTTGGTTAGATTACTACCATCTAAAGCCGACAACCCAGAGGTGCTACCACCAACATCAACCACTTCTACTAGGTCACCAATGTTAGTACCCTTATCAGTAGTTTTCAACAAGTCTGCGCCATCGGTAAGATCAGCACTTGACTGAGGGATGTCGGCTTGAGTCAGGACCGTCTCAGTGCCAACTTCAAAACTACCGCCACCACTCAATCTCAAATTGCCATTTACGACACCAAGTGACAAAGTATCGCCAAGATAAAGTGTACTTGTACCTAAGTAAAGATCACGCACTTTCTTTTCTGCACTACCAATGTCATAAGTGTCATTTAATGCGGGGTGTAAGTGACCAGCAGAGGTGAACTCCCAAATCTTTTCTGTACCTGTACTATTAGGGTCGGCAGAAAACTCAATACGAGCATCAGCCCCTGTATCAATAGTCTCAACCTTAGCTTGCCCCTCAAGTATTGAATCAGAAGTACCACTTAGAGCATTACCTAGAGCAGTGTCAATACCCGCAAGGTGAGTGGTAAGGCTTGCGTTTAAAGCACCCGTATAATTTGTGCCATTATGATCACTTGTAAGATCGTCAGAACTACTTGGGATAGTCGGCTGATTAAGTAGATCGTTATATGAACCACTGGTCGCTACTGTGGCCAAGTCAGTGGTTCTAACTAAAGTCGCAGTATCACTTAAGTGCACTATCACCTAAATCAGTAGAATCAGCAGGGATAGTCGGTTGATTCAGTAAATCATTATATGAGCCACTGGTGGCAACAGTAGCTAAGTCGCTATCAGTGCTATCAATCTTGTTGATCTTGTTTGCGTCAAAAGCACCGCCCATATCCGCATTTACTAAGAGGTTGTCATTTACATCCCAAGTATGGCCTGCAACAACTCCACTGCTTGCTACGCTAACTTTATAAAGATCGCCTTGATTAGCATTAACTAACGTAGCAATGTTATCGCCCTCAATGACACCTTGATAAGTCACCCCACCACTAAGCGCAGAAGAAATCTGCTCATTTAGGGCTTTAGGAGTAATCGCAAGTGTTTCATTATTCACATCTTGAGCTTCAACAGTCGTTGCTAATCGAACTGTACCCTCAACCGCAGTTGTACCTGACGCAACATTGGCGACTCCGCCACCAGAAGCGGGTGGTGTTAAATAAATAGTCATAATAAATGCCCCTTATGGTTGGTCAATAAAACCGCAAATGAATTGTGCGGAAGTATTAGCATTAGTTTTCTTATAGGAAATAGTGGTGATATGGCCACCATGTAGATTGATTGGGTTCTCAAGATAACCACTATGAACCTTTAAAACACCATCTGTGTAATCAGTTCCATCATTCGCACCATCTCTTGCCCTAAGCTTAAAGAACATAGGGTCACTGCCCTCAATCGCTATATTGATTGTGACCATTACCTTACCCTCAGTAAGTTGTTGGCCTGTCACTAGACTATAAAAATCCTCAGATGAAAGATCAGTCCAATCGGTAGTTGCATTAGCGGTTATCTCATGTACCGCTCTATATCTACCCTCTTGACTTGGGTAGCTTACTTTACTTATTGCTGGCATAGCTCACTCCATTATTTTGTGCTAAGTATAACATAACTATTGTTTAAATCACCTCAAACCAACCAATCGCTTGGTTGGCATATCGCAAGGTAGTAGACTCTTGGTTGTTGAGAGTTAAATTACTTGCTTGACCATTTATGAGGTGGCCATTACGCAAAATGCTTAAAGACTCACCGCCAAATCGAGAGACTTGAACAGTATCGCCCAAGACCGCATTCGCAGGCAATGTTACTTCTAAAGCACTATTAGTTGTGTCCATCAAGTAAGCTCTTTGAGCAACCGCAGTCACATTAGCGGTCAGTAAAGATAAAGGCAACATAGGGTTCGCAGATAAAGACACCGCATTACCATCCGCACTAATCTCAACATTATCGCCTGCGGTTAAAAAACGATTAACGAATTGACCACTACCATTGCGAATCAGCAGTTGACCCGCAAGTGTGCCCTCTAAAGTCACATCACTTAAATGAGTAAGTGCAGTCACCTCACCAGAACCTGGTACGCTACCATAAATAGTCTTAGGTGAATACCACACCACTAATTCTTCACCTGCTTCAAGAGGAATAGGACTAACCCAAGTAATCTCTGTACCCTCAAATGTGAAGTCGTCACCATACTCTGCACTGACACCATTTAAGGCGACTTGAAGTACAAAGTCACCATCCCGATCTAAAGCAACTTGTCTACCTAGATCAAAAACACTTACTACTGGATTGGGCACTAAAAAAGTGACTTTTTCCCAAGTCGCTTCAACAGGTACAGAGATCGGGTTCTCATATACCTCAACATTCGTTATATTTGGATATACATCTACTTTCATCTTGTCACCTCTCCCTCAATTCTACACCGCCCCTTTAAGAGCTTGGTACGCACACCCTCTGGTGAGGTGACCTCTAGGTCATACACTGCTACTGAGGGAGTTAAATTCTGTGTTTGTTCATAACCAATCGTTAAATTGATTGCGCCTTGTGCTTCATATATCTGAATTTGATCAGAATCTTCACTAGATAACTCCAAAAGGACAACACTCGCTCCTGTTGAAGCCCTAATTTGCATCTTGGCTGTATAATTAGTCAAAGGAATAGCTTGGTTTGCGCTATTCTTCCAATACAAAGCTAACTTGAAAGTCGAACCTTGCTCAATCGTCATGTTATAGATACCTGAGATCATTATTCTTCCTCTCCTAAGCACATATTTAGGGCTTCACCTAACCTACGTTCCATATCCATACGCTCAAGCATCCACCCTCTTGACACTGTAAAAGTGCCATCAGGGTTCTCGACCAAACTATTGTCATCTATTACGATAACACTATCGTTTTCCTTTGGCCTTGGCTTTAAGCAACAACCGCTCAAGATTGTTATCGTGACGCTTCCAAGCAACAGCAATTTCTTTAGCGTTCTTAGCTTTATAGAGTCGTTTGAGTTCATTCTGCTTCTCCTCTACTTGTGGAGTCTCCATTCTATCAGATAAATACTTTAATAGAATAGGGATTATAGTAGAGAAGATGCTTGTAAGTATAGTAATCAAACGTCTAGCCCTTGCTCACCGCTTGAACCAACACCCTTTATTGAACCAAGTTCTTCGTCAATCATAAGATCAAGTTCATCACTAGCTAAGTCAGGGAATGCTTTTTTGATTCGATCATGTACCCATTGAGCTTTCTCAGCCCCCTGTACCGCACGTTCCTCAATCTTACCTTTGCGGTAAGCCCATTCTTCTGCACCTGAAATAGCTTTACGCACTGCAATGCGAGTAAGAACCTTGTGTTCTTCGCTGAGTTGAAGCTTGAATCGCTTAGTCAGTAAAGAAATACCATAAGTGGCTAAAGCAGTAAGAATCGCCCCTAATACTGGGATAACTTCACTAATGATGTGTTTCATAATTTCTTCCATAATAATACTCCTTACTTTGTACTAGGAATTGCATAAGTCTTAATTGTTGAACCACCCGAAGTCACGCCATAGTGACGTTCCTCAGTCGGTGTAGAGCTAACACGTTCAGATGGTCGATTTACCTCAATAGTGGCAGTCAAGTGACAACCCGCTACTGGTGGTACTGTACTCACATCAATCTGATCATTAGGTGAATACATATTTGCGCCATAGTGTCCTGTATATAGAACAAAGACAACTTCATGATCACCAGGTAAAGTCAGTTCATTGGCTGTTGGCATGGTACTAAGTAATGACATATCTTGACCATTAATTTGGCCAATCGTATCTAAGTTGTAAACATTGGGAGTAGCATGGATTGTATTTAACTCTGATAAAAGATCAATCTCAATACCACTGTTTACATTTTGATTTTCAGTCTCTCTCAATGGATTATTATTACCAAATACTGCGGTGTTTACCATTGAGTCAAAAGGGTCTACCGCAAATGTATCACCCATTGAGCTAGTCAATACTTTAGGGTCTGTATAATCATAATGACTTTGATTATCTAATGTCGCGTCATGACTACCACCCGTTGAATCACTAATCATTGGGTATAAGTGACCTAGATACCTTGTATTATCCCAACTTTGATTTGCATTAGGGTGCGCAGACATAAGATGAATAAATGGTTTTCTCTTAGCATGATTGACTGGTAAGAAAGGCTGTGCAGTCATATCCCCATCAGTTCGATCATGTGCAATGATGACTTCTGTTAAGCTCTTAGGCGCTGTTGAAGCTTGATCAATTCCACCTGGGCGTGTGTGTAAAACGCGGAAAGACGAGTTCCACATTAACTTCTGTTGCAAGCCCATTCGATTAATCGCAGTAAAGCTTTGAGTAAGTAATGAACTTTCATTATCTAAAACAGCTTCGGCTCTTTCAAATGAATCTCTAAAGGTAATACCGCCATCATCCATGCCATTTGCCATGACACCAGACTTCATTCGCATGGGCACACCAAGATTCAAAGGACTAATAAAGCCTGCTCGATCTGTAAAGCCACCAAGCGCGGTTCCTAAGTCACCCACAAATAAAGTATCAGTGGTATGGTCGGGCCCAATCGCAGGAGCTTGACTCATATCAAAGAATGGTGAACCAACTGTATCAGCGTCATAATTGACACCTAGATTAGTTGGCATTGTAAAGTCATAATCATCACTCAACACTGCGTCATCTAGCCCAGTGTCAAATGATGTTCTAACCAAATCAACAATACCTGCAACTGTTTGAGTGTTTACACTCGCTCTTAAAACAGGTGTAGACCACGCTTCATAGTCTTGATTAAAGTTATTAGGCAATTCATTCGCGCCACCTGCTTCTAGTTGATAGTACATAACCTTTTCATCATAAGGGAATACTGTATCTTCATAAGCAGTAATGTCATCCCAACTAGAACTACTATCTGATCGCATAATCATGTTAAAGCCAACATGAGGTTCGGTGCTTGAAGTAGAGAAGTTTTTAGCATAAACGCGACTTGCTGGTATAAAGACAGGTGTTGGAGTGATTTCATCACCGCCAGTACCAATCGCAGGGAAAGCGATTTGGTTATTACGGACATTTAAACTACCAGAGTCTGTGGGATATGTCGTTGTACCCGTACCCGTTGGCTTTGAGCTATGATGGAAGTAAGGCAAGACACCTGTTGCCACATTGGTTGCGGTAGTACCATTATCATCATCTGATATATCAACTGTGAAGCCACCCTCTACTGTTGACTGTGAGAAACTACCAAGAATCTCAGGCGAGGTTTCAGTAGTAGGTGGGTTAGGTGAATTATCTTGCTCTGATTTAATATAAGGCACTGTGTAAGAAATGCTTGTATTTGTTGGATGATCAACCTCGGCTTCACCAAACTTAAAAGGCACAAGTGCAGGCACAATCAATGATCTACGACCGAACTTAGGGTAAACAGTTAAATCAAAAGTTTGATTTTGACTATTCACATAGTATCTTGAACTATCATCTGGATGTGGAGCTTTAATCTTGTGCATAGCAGGGTGATACCAATGAACAAAAGGCTGTCTATGATGTTCAAAAGGTAAATTCAGTGGGTCTATATCACCTACTGAACGCGATTGATAATCACCACCCTCAGTCAAAGCAGGTGAATTAGCTTGTACTAAAGACTGTCCAAAGCTATTTACTAACTTTTGGGTATCTCCCAAACCATGAGCCACCTTGAGCAAAGCTTCAATACCCTCTGCAAAGGTGAATGAACCCTCAAGAATAGAGTGTTGATGCTTAGGCATGGTCATCCAATGCGCAAGGCTTAATGGCTCAACTTTCATAAATAGATTTAATGAATCTACAAGCAAGTTCCTTGGAACACCATTACTATCAAGCTCACCAGGATAAAAGTCACCAATATGATAACGTAAACGCATAGCAGTACAGCGATTACTCATTAAATCATTTGAGTATAGCGGAGTGTCATTGTTATCTAACAGTTCTCCACCCTCAAACAATTCGGAACTATGGGAGTGATTACCTCTAAACCTATTCCAAGGCCCATAGGTCAAACCTATGTCACGCCCCGCAGTTTGTGATTGATTAAAAGCTACAATACCACCATTTGGAGCTTGGTATTGAGCTAACAAAGACTTGGGGTCAAATTCGCTTCTATTCGCAGGAATAAATGAACTTGAGTTAAAGTCTACACTATCAAAGTCTAAAGGACTATTTATAGCTCCACTGTAAGAATCAATGAATAGATTCCCATTTTTCTCTTGCGATTGACCTGTGGGAATTTGGAAAGCTGTACTCGATGCGGTCATTGCTTTAAGTGCAAGTTGAGGTTCTAAATTTGTAGCAATCGGTGTTTCACTAATTGTAAACAAGTCCATGCTCTTGTGGGCAGTTGTCTTAATCGCAAGCTTTCTGAAATTTATACCATTTGAGAATGCTACCGCTTGTGCCATACCCTCATTCCAAGCGCGAATAGTAAAGTCAGTCTGATTATTGTTAGCCAACTCACTAGAGTCATGCTTGTAAAGTGACCAACCCATATCTTCGTCATTGAAGTTGACTGTATGTGAGCTTCTATCTCCCTTTTCTCTTAATAAATAAGAAGAAGAACCTGTCAAAAAGCCCTCATTCTCTCCAGACTGCGCTAACAAGTCTAAAGGCTTAATTGCACCTACACCATATCCCGACTGCCCAAGACTTACATCCGTATTTGGCAGTGTGTAGTCAACACTTGAACCTAGAATAGCGCCTTCTCTGGTTTGGCCTTGCGCGGAACCTAACCCACTAATGCCATGTAAAGTTCTTGATTTTAGATTATCGGCAGATAAGTCAGCCTGAGTATGGAATACTCTTGGCGGAGCTTTGAAGAAAGCCCCTACTCCATTGTTGTCACCTTGTAGTCTTTGATAAGCACTACCTGTTGATAACCAAGCATGAACCATAGGTGTTTGAGTAGTATCGGTCTGCGCTCCTGGCACAAAGTATTCACTCAGCGTCTCAAAAGCTAAAGATACTGAGTTAGACTTTGTTTCACTATTGAATACATTCAACATCACAAAGTCATTAAATGTTGAGCCACTTACCTTTAGGAAAAGACCCTTTAGAAATGCCCAATAGATTCGGTCTAAGTTGTTTTCTTCGGCACTTAGGAAGTGAGCAGGTGTTAGACCCAACTCTTTAAAAGGTGACTCTTGAGTTTGTATGTAAGGATTTACTAGATTCCCTGCGGAGTCTGTTTGTTTCCAAAAGTAAGATTGACCATAGCCATTATGTTGACTAGCATCTTCATCTGTTGAATCTAAGATTGCTTGATAATCAACAAACTTGTTGTCTGATAGTAAGTTAAATACATGAGATGGCTTCAAGCTCCCTACCGCTTCATTATTGTAGGTATCACCCTCAACTGAGGTATACATAAGCGCAACACGAACACACCATCTTAGTTGAGTTCTATGTGTAGTCTCATACCCTAATGCAGTAGATTCAATCTCGCTATCCTCAGTCGAGGAGACATCTTCTTCAAATGCTTGGACATAAGTCAAAAGCTTCGGAAGATTAGTTAAACCCTCGCTTACACTTCTATCTTGATCAACAACTGCATCATATAATGCGCGATAGTCTGTTAGAGTATTAGGTGGCAAGATGTAGTATTCAGTACCTACTGCGGGTACATTATCAAGAGCCGTTGCCCATGATACTGTATCATTATTAAATAGGCTAATTTCGCGTTCTTCTCCAGTAGCTACAAAGTGAACACGACAAGCCCCCTCTTTAATACGAACCACATGATCTAGTATAGGAGTGACAGTATCTGTGTTTGAACTTAAGGCTACATTATCATAAGCAGAACTAACCACCTCATAATGATCATAAGCGTCTAATCTTGCATTATCTGACGCATTACTACCAAAGCTCTTTTCACTATCTGTGATTGAGTTAAAGGAGCTATTTGTAATCACACCTTTAAAGAGATAATTAGCAAAAGGTCGATCACCGACAGCAGTTGCATTAAGAGAGGTAATCTTCCCATAGTCGAAGATGATGCTAGGAGATAAGCTATCTGAGCTTCTATAACTTGCTGTATCAATAATCCCTTTATGAGTATCTAATCGACCTAATGACAACGCAAAGTTATCTCTATTTCGATCTGAAAGAGGATTGATTGCGTCAACAGCAGTCATTGCCCACTCTCTGTAATCAAGTTGAGATGGACTATATCCCATTTTCTCAATTAAAGCAGATGTGGCTTGAGCTTGAAGTGCAGAACTCATATCATTTAAGTCTACATCAAGAATTGGTTTGCCTTGCTGAAAAACTACTTTGTTATACTGCTTCGTTTTATCAAATTGATGATTAGGGTCACTTAAGTTTGGTGAATTTGCCATGATTAACTCCTGTTAATTGAGAACTGAATGTCTACTACACGCTCGATAACTAAAGAAGCGTCTTTTTGGATAAGTGGGTGGGTAATCCAGTTGAATATGATACCACTGTCTGCGGTAAGGTCTGCATCTCCGCCAAATAAGCCAAACTCTCTCAAGTCTCCATTTGCGTCATTTGCGCCTAAAGTCTTTGAGAATTTAAAACGAGGACTTAATACTTGTGGGCTTAGTTCTGCACCTTGACCATCTAAGAATAAACAATCATCCGCAGTTAGCGCGAGTCGAGTAAACTCACTTTGGAGAGCTAACTGACCAACGGGCTTCACAACATTATTAGGGTCTGCATCCCAAGAGGAATCGCCTGAACCAATGGCCATAAATCGAATAGGGTTTGTATCTGAAAATAAACCAGATGTTGCTTCATCAATCCCTAAGATTCTACCTGTTATTAAATTAAGCGCAGAGTCTTGAATCTGATTAAAACTCCACCCCCGCTCCTCAATTTTTTCTGAGCCAGTTAAAGATGTCCATCTAAGGGTATCTTTAAATTGGCCAATCATTCTCAGCTCAATCATTTCTTATCCTAAGTTTAGTACATTGTGAAAGAGTCTACCCGCATTGCCACTTAATGTAGAACTCCAAATAACATTATTTGCCGACTGCTCTGAGTCGGGGTGTGGGTAAGTATACATTACACCTGTGTTAGTTGCATGAGAAACTATTTCATCAACTATTAATTGGCCATCTTCATCCACACCTCTGACATAATCATCTGAGAATGAATCAAGCGTGTTTATGCTCAAAGACTCAGTATACACCTCTGCCACTTGCACCTTAAAGTTTGCATAGTGTACCGCCAAGTAAGTCAAAAGTCTTTCAATTTTCTCTTGAGCCAATTTGTTAAGTAAAGGTGACCCATCACTTAAAGGTGATACCAACTGCACAAGCACACCATAAAGATTTTGCCAATTATCATTATTAAAGATAATCCTAAATGGGCTATTTCGATCACCCTCTTGGTATACTTGGGTAGGATTAGATAGGTCAGGAGTACCATTAAAAGGTACTTGGTTTACTTGGTCTGCCCATACACCATCAACTTGTTCATCCCAACCATTCGGTGGGTTATTAGCATCTAAGAAATCATCCGCAGTTGCGGTGGTTATTACATGGTTATAGCCCTCAATTAGCTCGACATCCCAACCAGTAAGCTCTTGCAAAGCAAGCTCAAAGGCATTGTTTGTTCCTTTGGCTTTCCATAAATCAATCGCATTATTGGTTTCTTTTCTTCTTCTTAACTCGCCAAGCTCAAAGTTTGTAGGCCAACCCAAAAGTTGATCTATGTAAGGAATCAAAGAAGCGTCTACTGTATTTGGGTCAAATCTTTTCTCACTAAACTGATCTAACCTCTCTTTAATTTCATCAAGAGGTTTACCCAGTATCTGGCATAAGCGATAAAGAGTATCATTAGCTTCTGATTTATCTCTTATCCTTATTCCTCTAGGAAAGTATTTAAACATCTGATCGCCAAACTTAGAATCAGCATGACTTAAAGCAAAGCCCCTATCGTGACCATTAATAGGCGAGAACACCCAATAGGTATTAGATGTCGCAGTCTCTAATACTTCATAGAATACTGTGTAATACCAAACTACCTTAGAGTTAGAGGTGTCATGGTCTAAATGAAAGAAGTAAGTATCTCTTTCTACATTCACAAGATCACTTGATAAATCTTCCTCTAATACCAAAGTGGCTGTGCCATCTTGATAACCTCTAGGGAACTCTTTGGTTTTTTTAAGTATTCTTATTTTACCTGTTAAAGTGAATGGCAACTGCCCAACGCTTATATCACTTGGTAAAGAGTATAAGACCCTTAAGTGATCGCCAGTCACCAATTCGTTTGGGTACTCCTCATTTGGTGCAGAATCTTTTGGGAGATTGCTCATTTCTACTTTCAAAGGTGAAAGATGACCAATCCTCGGCACTGCTTTTGTGCCATCCCCTATTTCTCTTACAAAGGCAAATTGCCAATACTCATGCGTTGCCATTAGATACCCCCAAGATAAGTCAGCTTAAATTGGTCAGTGTTTAAACGACCATCACTCTGAATCGGAGATACCACAATCTCATGGTCTTTTGTTTCTATATTACCAAGATAATTATCAACTGAGAACTCCCAAGTGTCTCCTGCTCTTGGTAGTATTCCACCCACCTCTAAGTAAAGATCAAATTGATTCTCTTGCCTTAACTCAGTGTCAATTGCTCTACTGTTGTAAAAAGCAATAGACCCATTCACACCTGAGATTAGGAGTAGCGTGTCACCATTTTCATCTGTGATAAGCTCATTTCTATCAACTGCTCTTACTTGATAAGACGCATCATTCAACCACTCAATATGGTAAGTACCTCTTGTCATTTGAGGTGACATATTAGTTATCGACAAACTAACACCCTCAAAAGAATTTTCATTACCTCTTAGGTATCTCAAGCTGGGTAATCTGTGGAATGATCTAACATTTACATAATCAACACCCCTAGTGTTCTCAATGGCTTGGATTATCCTAGATAAAGGGATGTCTTGGCCAAACTCACTAGTAATCTCATTAAATAAAACCTGTAAGGTCTGATCTACATCAAACTCAACTGTTTGCCTAAGTAAGTTAGGGTATACAAATACTTCGGCTTCTAAGTATGGATTAACTACTGTGGGAGCTAAAACTTTAATTCTAGTGGGTACAGGCTTTTTCTGATTTAACCAACGACCTACTGCGCCAATCGCGCCCCACCCATTTTGTAATTGGTCATACCACCGCCCATTAGGTACTGGGTTATCACCCTCTGTGGCTACATATATATTAACATCTAATGGAGAGTCGCCTTGAGTAGCCCTTGCAGTTCTAATGCTAAGACCTGGTGTTCTTTGTGACATAATCTCAAAGTCGTTAAGTGTCACACACCTGTCTAAAGCCCTCAAACTTAAAGGCGCTTTCTTCTTAGCTGTATATATATCTTCGGGGTCGCTACCACCAGATGGTTGATTAGCATTATAGACTTCTACTAATCCCTCAACTCTATCAAACTCAGTGATGCTTCCTACACCCGCTCTATTTGTTTCTTCGCCACCATTGATTCGATATGAAACAATTATTGGGCCTTGAGCAGGTGGAATCCTACCATTAACACCATCACCAAATTTAATAATGACTTCTTCTGTCGATAAGAACCTATAAGTGAAAACATTGTCAGTCGGCTCAGTACCAATAAAAGATGTCCTTGCTTCATATAAGTCTCCATTAATGGTCACTTGAATCGAAGCCCCACCCTCTACACCTAAGCATACAGGTGAGCTAGGTAGTAAAAAGATTTGGTCAGGAGTGCCATCGGAAATCCCAATGCCCTCTTGAACCCTTTGGCCTGCTGTAAAGACTAAACGATCATCAGTCGCAGTAGGTTCGCCAAAGATGCGAGTGACTTTGTTTCTCTCATAAGAAACGCAGTATAATCCCGCCAACCCAAGCTGAACATCTTCCTCTAGTTGGTACTCTAAAGCATCAAGCTGATTAGTACCCTCTGTCCTTACTGTAAAGCCCTCTGGCAGAACTACATTGTCTTGATTAGTCCTTACCACCATAGCTACTGTTGCAGGTGTTGCAGGTGCCAGCTCATAACCAATCAAGCGCAGTAGTGATACAACTGCTTCTCTTGTTTGAGCAGAACCTAAGTAAGACTCATTCTGAACTCGATCTAGTTGATATGACAATATATCAGAAACATAGGCCATACTCTCTAAAAGAGTGACACCAATGTCTCCTGGTTCTCTGTCAGTCCATTCAGGAGTTAATTGACTCGCTACCTTTAATAACTCTGCTAAGATTGAATCATAATCTCTAGCTGTGTAATCAATCTGAATAGGTAATCCACCTAAAGAGGTTGGTTGGTTTCTTAATGGCATAACTTAACTCCTATATATAGAACGTAAGATTTTCAAACTCATTTGTCGTATCAACTCTAAAAGAGATGTCGATTAATAACTGACCCTCTTGGTCAGGTTGAGTAATAGTGACGTTTACTATGGTCACTCGGCTTTCACCCGCTTCAAGACCCATTCTTATTTGATACTTGAGTATGCTTATCTCTGATTCATCTAAATTTCTAAACATATACTCATAGCCCGAAGCCCCTACATGAGGATTCATTCTTCGCTCACCTACTGCGGTAAGCACTAATGCCTTAAGGTTCTCTTTGATTTTGGTTAGCCCCTCACTCTGAGAGAGGGAGCCACGTTTATTAAAGCTAATTGGAAAGCTTAACCCTTTTAAAATAGGCATACCTTACTCCTTAAAGCCATTAGCATTGTATTCGCCAGTATCTCGTTGAGCAACACGACTAAAGTTCTCATTTAATCTTTGTGAGATAACATTGTATTGATTCTCAGTAGCTTCATACTTTTGAGTTAAAGCACTAAACAAGTTGTAAATCTTATCAGCCCCGCCAACAAGGTCGGGCGCTTGGGCGTGGATTAGAAAAGCACCACTGTATAGTGATTCTCTTGCCCTAATTAATGATTCCTCATTAGGTATTCCTCTAGGCTCTATCGCATTTTCTGATTCTTCTGCTAAATCACGCCTAGGATAGCTCTCATGGTTAGGGCTATTAATGATTGCCCTAGAGAAGTCATCTGATGTGCCTGAGCCTGCTAGTAAAAGAACTGTGTTTGCATCACCAAAAGCAAAAATCTCTGCAATGTTATCAATCGCGGTAAGAACAGCTTGGATTTGATTAGTTGTACTAAGTATTCGTCTTTTTGCTAACTCTACTATATCCCTGAAAGCTTGAGTGTATGATTTACCACTTTCCAATCCATTTAAGACCTTTACTAAACCTTTTACCAAATCTCTTATCGCTGAAAAGTCCTCTAAGTTAATCTCAAGATTGAAATCGGGATTCATGCCAGAGCCACCTCTTTTTAAGTAATCTTGACTCCTAAATCTTTCGTTTCTTTTAGAGTACCTACCAATTATCTCATTTGAGTCTGTGGCAATTCTATCAAACCGACTTTTTAACCTCTCAAAGACATCCATAAGAGCGTTGAGATTAGGTAAGCTCCAAATCGCCATAAGGACTACACCATACGACTCTGTGATAGTCACTGGTCGATTAGGGTCATTTTCATCTAAATACGCTAAACCAACATCATAAATAATTTGGTCAGGTGTTTTCCTTGTTCTTGGGTTTGTTGGGAAATGGTACAGAGTATTTATGCTAATCCCTGTAAAAATGTTGATTAGGTTCCTAACAAGCTCTTGAATACCACTAATTAAAGCTTCAAAGACATCCGTACCAAACTCTAGGAAAGTTGAAAGTATTTCAATCCCGCCCTCTATTACATCTATTAAAAAGTTTAATGAATCTACAAAAGCGTCTATGCCACCTAAAAGCCCCTCGATCACCAAGCGATCAATACCCAGCGCGTCTAATACTGCCACTGCGTCAACACCTAAACCCCATTGCAACTCAAAGTTAGGTGAGTAAGTGTCATTAAACTCTTTCCAACTATCTTCTCTAGTGGGGCCTCTTTGTTGTGCTTCTATTGGGTTTTCTGCCATGACTTCTGCCTTTTGCTTTGACTAATTCTGCTCTTAATAAAGCCACCGCAGAGGTTAGCTCTTTTTTAGCACTTGCCCACGTTATAAACTCTAACGTGTCTTTAAGCGTTGATTTTACTATTGAAGTGTCCTTACGTCTACCATTGAGTATATCATTAACTTGCCCTATACGCTCACTAAGATCACTTGCATATTCTTCGGCAGTCATTCCTTTTTGTTCCCAAATAGGTACTAAAGAAGATTCTAGCTCTTTTATTTTTAAGTCGCTCATATTACCTCAAAAAGTTGTTGGAAACTCAAGATAGGGTACCTATCCCTGTGCCTGTGCCTGCCCCTGTACCTGCAATAGGTGCAGGGTTTGTTTGCGCAACCGCAGTACCCGTCACATTAATTGTTCCTGGAGCGTGAGTAGTTGTCACATTAGTATTCACATTCGTATTCACTGTGGCTGTTAAGACCCAAGTGTAAATTGCTTGAGCATACAAGTTGGCACGTTGGTTAATGGCTTCTAATTCATCTTCCTCTATCACTGGTGGCACTGCACCCGAAGTCGCGCTTCGTGCATATATATTATTAATTACTGTAATGTCAGCTTGCGCCAAAGCAGTGGCTAATTGTTGTACGTTTAATGCCATGAGTTATACCTTACTTAAATATACACAGTCAGAGGTGATTAATGGGCTTGCGGGGTTCATAAATGTCTGTTTAGCAGTAGCCAAAGCTAATTGAGCGGTTGTCGAAGCGGTTCCCAAAACAGGATTAGGCCCACCGAACCCAGGAGTCACACCGCCCGTAGATGTTAAAGTAAAAAAGGCATCTAGGGCAGTAAAAATACTCTCTAATAACAGACTCATTTGAGTACCCATGATTGCAGGCTCTTTGATCAAAGGTACACTACTTACACTTAATACGGACTCAGGCAAACTAAGATTACCAAGATATACTTGAGGACTTACTCCACCTCTAGCTAACAACCCATAATTTACTCCTAGTAAATCAGAGCTTGTAATACTTACATTCCCATTTAATCCTTGTATTGTTAAGGAGTCTGCAACATAAGGCAAAGTAGGTACTTCTAAAGCGTTAGAGAAACTAAAGAACCCTTTATTCGCACTTGTTAAATCTATATTGCCAAAAGATGTTAATAATAAATCGTTGCCACAACTTATATCTAACAAATTTGAGATAGTAGCTTTTAGAGAGCCACCCTCAACTTGAATAAGGCCATCTATGTCGGCACTTGCAGTATCAGCAGATAAGTTGACAGCCCCATTTACGTTTGTTGTAGACTCACCGCCTATATTAGACTGTTGATCACCATTAATAGTCTCTTTATGACTACCAACTGTTTCTTCCCTATCGTTTATGACAAACTCTTTACGACTAGATGATCTAGTTAGTATATTCCCCTCAGTTGCAATGTTGATTGAACCATCTGGTAAAATCTCAATATGCGCACCTTTAGCATGGTGAATCTCAATACGCTCACCACCACTTGTATCATCAAACTCTAAGCGGTGACCTGTCTTGGTTTGCAATATGGTGACCTCGCCATACTCAGCTTCAAAAGAAGATGCAGGCACACCATAAGAGCCTTTTAGATTACCAAAATCACTTCCATCATAATGCGCTCGGCCATGAGGTGGCACTGAGCTAGGCTCAGATTGAAACTCTAAGCTATCCTCTACCTCAGTACCATCACTAAAGTGCCCATCGGTAACGTTATCAAAAAAACCACCTGAGTATATAGGGTACTCTGGTATACCTTCCTCACACTCAATCCAAACTAGTGAACCCAAAGGGGGTACTGAGAAAAAACCACAGTCTCGGCCACCATAGAATGGATAAGAGGGCATACACCAAGGCGATAAGGTTGTGCCATACAACTCAGTATTCTCTACTTTAATACGACCCCTTTTTTCAGGGTCTTGGTTGTCTGCCACTCTAGCTCTACGTTTGCCATAAACTCGGCCATAATAGCGTCTTTGGTATTCTGCGTTATCCATATTTATTACCTAATCATACATCTATATAAGGGAGAGGTGTTTCACTAAAATAAATCTCTCATGTCATTTAAGCGATCTCTTTCTCTCTTAGCTCTTAACTTTGCTTGTCTATCAGCTTCCCTTTGAGATTCTTTTTTCTTAAGAGTCATATTAACGACATCAATTTTGTCACCTAACCCTGCCTTTTCATCATTAGCTGACTCTCTTGTGCCTTTGTTTTTTGATTCTTTACCTTTATTGCCCTTACTCCCTTTAGCTGTAATTCGATTTCGACCATAAGTATTTATCTCTTTACGACTCGCTTTGCGACATTCGATTTCTGTATTGAAACCATTTGTATCAATCGTATGTTCTTCTCTTATTACATAGTAGAAGCCATCTATTGTCTTATAAAGATCAACCAATTCTATAAGCTTACCCACTCTCATAGTCCAATCGCCTGTTTTAAGACCAATCGTTAATTTAGTTAAAGCTACTCTCTTACTACTATTGCTTGATCTTGCACCCAGTGCAACGGGAGCAAAGGGTGATGAAGCATTGTCATCAACAGATGAACTTTCAGCATTATTTGTTGATTCACCATTAGAGCTATCTGCTTTGGCAGGGTCATTTCTGATTTTCACCCTCTCCATAATCTCAACAATGTAATCCTTGTCGTATTCTCGGCCACCACTATCTTTTGCCTTTGTGGTTCTCTCTACAATCTTATATTGATTACCATTCTTACCCGCTTGCTTTTGAAGCTCTGCTAACTTATCTTCTAAATCTTTTTTACTAGCTACTGTATTAGGGTCATTCTTTCGACCTGCGTCAGTTTGGAATCTATGATAAGCCTTTGACACATTTTTCCATACATAGCGATCTTCTGTTTCCTCACCCTCTGGAGCCGATGGGTCATTCTTGGAAGTAGCTTCTACTGTGGTTGTAGGTGGTGATTGTTCTTTCTTCTTTGAAGATTCACTTGTTCTTCTCTGATCTTGATCAGTAGACTCTTTGGGTACTGTGTATTCAGCATACAGAATCTTATCACTCCCTTTTAAACCTAGCACCTTTACTGCAATCTGATTTGCTCTAACTCTAGGAATCACTCTTTTATTATACTCTGTAAGAGTGGCTTCCTTTTCTTCATACACTATTGTTTTACCTTTGGATAAGGTGACTTTTTTAAATACCTTTACCGCCTTAGTGTTATTTACATCATTAATGACATTAACGTCTGAGTCGAGCTTAACCTCATACCCTTGAGAGCGAGGATAAACTTTGTAAGCATTCGTGATTGCATTACTGGGTTTATTATTGCCCTTTTCATCTAAGGTACTGAATACCCATTTTGGTTGTAAGCTATTGGCAAGCGCTAAAGGATTACCTATGTCTAGTATATTACCGCCAATAGAGATGCGACCTGCCACGACTACACTAAATACAGTGTCACCCTTTTTACCCTTTTTTGTTGTTATGCCACCAACATCTTGAGAGTTAGATTTTTTAACTCCTTTACCAGTACCTTTTTTCTTTGGAAACTTTGTTTCCACATCAATCGTAGAGATAATGGATGTAGGAAAGCCATAGATCATTTTTAATGGTCTAGCTCCTCTTTTGATTAACTCATACTTAAAAGGTGTACTAAATCGAACCTCTTTAATCTCAGGATTAAAATACATCTCAACATCAAACTTTTGACTAGTTTTCCACATGGCCATACCTAGGTCACTACCCGCCATGACTAATTGCTCATTCTCGTCATAAAACTTTGATAGTTCTTCTGCTAAAAGTTCCTCTTTATTAACACTTAAGTCTAATAATTCTGCTATCTGGTCAACCGCAGAGTACCCATAAGTATTTGTAAAGACCTCAGAAGATGTTGTGGCCCTTAATCTTGCGCCTATAATCCCTGTCACTGATAAAATGGCTGTTCCCTCGTCAAAGGAGATGTCTCTCTCAATGACTTTAAAGTCTTTCCATATCGTATAGCTACTTGAGTAGCCCCACTTGACATCAAACCTAGCCCCAATCCTAAACTTCTCTAAAGGTCTACCTGGGTGATTATCTCTTTTCACATCACCCACTTGCATACTGAAATCTAGTTTACGATAATCTGGAACGTATAAATCAAACTCGACTTTAGGGTATTTGCCTACCTCATTTGACAGATTAACAGATTTCAAACCATGTCGGCTTGGTACGAAGCTACTTGTAAATGCTTCATTGCTTGTTGCGTAAAAACTTGATTCTAAGTTATTATCGCCTTTAAGAGTTATCCAAACATAAGGTTGAAGCTCTGTAAGACCAATTTTAGTAGCTATACTCTCTTTATAAGCATCATTCACTATCGCGTTTTTTGGTTCTACTGAGTATTCAGTAGGCTCTCTGCTTGGTTTACGGGTGGATGCTCTTTTTACAGGCTTCGCTGTTCTCTTTTTCTGTGAGACTTTAGCTTTTCTTTTCTTTGGTCTTTGGCTTGGCATAACTTATCCCCCCTAGTAAGCATTAACTTCTCTATTTGGTGGAATAGATACTTGATCGCCCTCTTTGAGATTATTAACATCTAGTAAAGGGTTGTAGTCAGCAATAAACCACCAAAATCGAGCGTCACCATAATAATGTAAGGCAAGCTTGTGTATGTCCTCGCCCAGCTTAATAGTGTGTATAATTAAGTCCAAGCTTGAATTAAAGGTAGTAGGTCTTAATAGTGTAGTAAGTGTTTCCCTCGCAGGTATAGAGTCAAAAGCCCTAGCTGACTCTGCATACTCGTAGTACACCACTAATCCATACTCTTTATATCGGCTCTTAGTTGTAATAAGACTCATAGATCACCCATATCCTTTAGGCGGCTTACATCGCTTGCTAACCCTGTACTGATAACAACAAAATCAATGCTTGCTGTTAATCTTATCGGAGTCATTGTCTTTTTTGAATACTGGCTAACATCTATATCTACATTCTCAACTACTCCCGTAAAAGTACCATATTGACCAAGTTGTAAGTAGTATTTGTGAGGTTGTACCTGCTCATAATATGTGAGCCTTGTCACTAACTTGGGCAATGTTAGTCGTCTAAGAGATTTAAGCTCTTTTCCCAAGCCATTGTGACTAAACATAAATAAGCTAAAGCTGATCTTTGTTTCACCCAATTTGCCAAATTGCGCCATAGGTAAATGTTGCCCTTGGCCCTCTGAGTAATTGTAATCGACTGATCGACTCTCGCTGATCGTAGTTGGATTAAACTGAAAATCCAATATATGCTCAGAAGCTATACCTACTGTTGGCATTGATTGAAGTCTACCTTTTGTGTTTCTACCAAAATTATTATTAGCGACTGTCATTTAAAGCTCCTAACTAAGATTAACCAAAACTACGATCAGTACCATCAAGATTAATGGTTTTTCTCTTAACCTTTTTAAGAAGATCGCTACTGTCACTCACCTTGCTTACATTAACATTGTTAATGTTCAATACAGTGCCAATTTGTTCCTCTACATGAGTCGTAGATGATGCAGGCATATATTGACTAGAGCTTAGATAAGATGTCTCATTGTTAGTGTTAAAGATTTCTGGACTAGTCATGGTTGTTGGGCTGACTGCCCCTGAGCTTTGAGCAAGCATACTATTAGGATTTTGCCCTATCAACACAGTTTGTTCTTCTTTGAGTTTAACTGTTGTATCACTTAGTTTATCAGCTTCACTATCAAATGCGCCAAATGCGTAGGCTAAACCACCAAGGACAATCGCTATACCTGCTACCCACCAAAATAAAGTAGCCCATGATATACTAAGCGCAGTAACTACTCCTGTCAGAGCAGAAATAATAGGTATTAACCCAATGGCAACACTGCCTACCCCTGAAAGCCAATCTGCTGTTTGATTAAACCCTAGTAACCTTGCTACCTCGCTTAAACCAAAAAGCGCACCACCTGCAAGTCCTGCACCCTTTACAGTGCCCCTTAAAGAATTTTTTAGTCTAGCATTATCATTAGCTAGTTTTTGATTAGAGTCTGAGACTTGTTTAATTGCTATATTATTGTCTTTTACTGAGCCTGTTAAAGCCATGAATCTTAATTTTAACTTACCTAAGAAACCTATCATTTGGTTCCCAGTATTAGTTTGATTTCTTAGATTTATATTGAATTGACCAATGTTAGTGTTCATTTGAGTTAATCTGTTTTTAGCCCCTGTTATTTTATCCCCTAAACTTAAGAATGACATACCTACCGCTCTTGTAAGGGCTACCACCATAGTGACTCCCTTATATGCCATAAATACACCTAGCAAAGTACCTAATGCAAAACCGACAGCCTTTAGCACATAGGCCATTGCAGAGGATTCGTCAGAAGCTAGACCGAAGATCAAAGCTAAAGCCTTAAATGGTGTAAGAATTAGATTAATCGCTATCCGTAGACTTTCAAACACAAGCCCTAAAGAAGCAATAATTGGAACTGACATCCCTTGGGCAATCATCATAAAGCCCCTACCTAAGTTTCTTAACATATCGACTACATAAGCAATCGAATTTCCTACTCCAGATAGCTTGTCACTATTAAGCATCTCTAAACCCTCTTGGCCACTTACGCCAAAGAGTTTGTTAAGCTTAGACTTTTCCTCACTTAGTTGGGTTAATTGAGATTTTAACTCACTTACAGCTTTTTCTTGACCACTAAACGCCTTACCCGTATCAACGTCAATAAGTTGACTTAGTTCATATTTAGTATCTGTAATTTTACTATTTAGGTCGAAGAAACTTTTAGTCACATCTTGAATAGACCTATTATTTAAGTCTTTGTTAAATACAGCTTGAAACATCCCACCCATAGCCTTTGCCGAAGTGGTTACCTTATCTAAGACAATCTTAAAGCCCTCACCAATGCTTTTTGCCCCAGACAAGTATTTCATTACTGATACAATCACAACTCCCAACACAAATAAACCACCTGCTAACTGACCTACAACTAAAAAAGTAGGAGCTAAGAACATTTTAGAAAACGCCCCCATAGTCGCTCCAAGACCAGTGGTAGCAACACCTGCGGTTTCCATTGAGTGCTTTAATGCAATACTAAAGGTAGCACTCGCTGTAAGCATAAAGCCTAAGTTTGTTCCAATCCCTGTTAGGAATTGCATTGATCTTCCTAAAAACGATACGGAAGATGCAAGGCTATCATTATTCTGCATAAGAGTGTTTGTTGACTTAACAAGCTCAGTATAAGTATCTAAAGCTGAGTTGGCATATACGTCATGCTTGAAGATTGTCCTAGATAAAGCATCCTCTGCACCACTTAATAAATTTAGTCGGCCTTGTAAGGTCTTTAAGAACTCGCCCTCAGCCTTGCCTAAGTCATTATCTACTTTGTCTATATCTCGTAAGAAAGTCTCTAATTTACCTAAGATTAAATCAGTAGTGACTTGATCTTTTTTAAAACCCTCACTCATTAGCTTTTTTGTAAGCCCACCCATAAGCGCAGTTATAGTAATTTGGGCAGTATCAAGACCTAGCGCGTCTTTAAGTAAAGATAATGCTCCGCCCTCTCCAAGCTTGCCTTTCATAATCGAGAAAGCCTTTAACACATTAGAGATTACCTTTTTAGCCCCAAGCTTTTCACCATCTGCCCCTAAAAACATACGCTCTACAAAGGACTCTTTTGTAAAACCCTTACCTAACTCAGTTATTTGAGAAGAAAACGCTTTGTTAAACTGTTCTCTCTCTTTGGAACCTAGTTTGAATTTACCACCACTACCAAACCCAAATAGCGAAAACAAAGATTGAGTCTTAATGTTTTTTCTTGACTTACCACCCATTAGGTTTTTTCTATTCGCTAATGACACAAGCTTGCTCAAAGCCCCAGCAAACCCTTTAACTTGTTGAGCAGCTTCCTTAGCAGAACCAAAAGACCCCCCGCCTTTAACTAAACCTAAAAGACCTAATAACTCCGCTTCTTTACTGATTCCCTCAGTCTTGCCGAATCCTAAGAAAGATGTTCTTAAAGAGTCTAAACCACCCGCCATATCTGCAATACCCACAGATGATCTTTGGGTTGTCCTAAAGACCTTATTTAAGGTCTTTTCCATATCTTTGGCTTCTGTATCTAAAGCAGTGACACTCTTGATACCAATCTGAATCGCTTCATTTAAGTCGATAGCCCCCGCACTTGCAGTTGCCAATTTAAGAACAGGCTCAAGCATGGCCTGAGCTTCCTCTTTTGTTCGACCACTAGTAGTTAAGGCTTCAAATGCCTTATAGACTTCTTTAGCGGTAAATTGAGTTCTTAGTGCTACATCTTCTACTGTTTTCTGAAAGCCTAAATAACCTTTTTTTTGTAATTCTAAATCAGAAGCACCTGCAAGGCCCATAGCGTTCTTTAGCTGAATACTTGCTGTTTCTGTTTCGGCAAACCCCTTTTGCATGGTTGCAAAAACATTATTAAGCTTTACATTCATATTTAATAGATAAGTCGATAACTGAACTAAACCTGCTTGTATATTGGCAAGCCCCTGGTCAGTCATTTGATTAGCAGATTTCTTAGTTTTATTTTGTTGTTTAGCAGTGCGTTTTAAAGACCGCTCATACTTGTCCATCTTGCTCTCAATTTTACTGAGAGAGGCAACCATTTGATTAACGCCAGTTAGTTGTAGTTCTATATTCTGTGCTATTGTTGCCATGACTATCTCCTAACTCGGCTTGCTTCTCGCTCTTTATCTATTATTTCTTCATATAACTCTAAGTATAAAGCTCTCTGTCTAATAGGTAAACTAAGTATATCATACCTTGTCCAATGCCATCTCTCAGCAACAGCGACAACTGTATGAATTAACGCTTTTTGCGTAGTCTCCGCCCATTTATCCCAACGCTTGAGGGCTTGCGGGTCTGTTGGCGACCCAAATTGGAAAAACCCACAGTGTTTACCTCGGCAGTTGTCTCAAAGCCACATACATCACAAGTGACATTTACTTTTGTATCTACGCCTACCGCATTATCCACAATAGCTTCTGCAAAGGCATTGCGATCTCTAAGACTTAGCTTTCGTACATCATCTGGCATAGGGATAGTCTCTAAGCCATCGACCTCTTTTAGCCCAATGGCGATTAGATTAGTGCCCATTTCATTCTCAGGCATTGAAGCAATACGCTCTTGGCCCACTCCCTTTGGGAAAGCCCAAACCACTCGGTTTTTATATTCGCCACTCGCCTTATGATAGAAACCTCTAGGGAGTTCTAAACTAAGTTCTACTGGCTCATTTTCATCCCACTCATATACGTCTAAGCTCTTTAGATCAATATGATGGTCATTCTCTGCACCACAGTCCGTACACTCAACCGAAGTCACAAGCTCAGAATCGCCACTTAGGACTCTAATGCAAAGAATAAGATAATCTCTATCCGCAACGTACATATTGCGAACATACTTTTCGTCAATAAGGCTCAAAGGGTCACGCTTCTGCTCAAGTACACCCTCAATCGACTGTATACAACGTCTAAGCAGAATTGAGATAGCCTTTGCGCCATTATTGCGAACTTTACGCGAAGATAGGTTTTCTTCGTCAATGCCTGTCATTTCATCAATCACGACATTTCTATAACGAATACCATCTACTTCATATCCAATAGGAAGTACAACATTGTTGTTATCTGTAATCATGTTTTACCTGTTTCTTTTGAGTTGTTGGAAACTATATATAGTGTGTGTCTTTTTATGCTTCTTGGCCTAGTAAATCTTCTTCTTCGATTCCATGATGCTGTAAAACTAAGCTAGAAATAACTACATCATTAGAAGTCGCGTCAAAATCACCAATAGTGTATTCACTGGGCCAAGCATCTTTTAATGTATACTTCTTAACAGCTTGGCCTTGCTTGTTAAAAAGCTTGATAATTACATTACAACGATAAGAGTTTGCCCCTACGTCATTTAGGCTAGAGCTTGCAGGGATGACACCAGTGGTGGCAACGTCACAAACATTCTTCATCCATAGATTAAAGTCATTATCGTATGAAATCCCTCTCTCAAGAGTGACTGAATCATAAGTCATCATACCCGCCATTTTTTCCATTCGGTCAGGCATATTGCCCTCTCGGTATTCAACCACCTCAACAGATGATTTCATGCCTGTGACTTTTTGGAAAGCACTGCGAACTAAATTAAATTGATTACTTGTACTAGATAAGGTCACTCTGAATTTATAACCTCTGTATACGTCTTTACTTAATACTGCCATTGTCTTACTCCTTAGTTAGATTGAATTTGGCTAAAGCGGAAGATAATGAACTCCGCAGGGCGAAGAAGTGCCACACCAATTTCACCAACCAAGATGCCTTGTTTGATGTTATCGGCTGTATTTGTTTCATTATCAATTTTAATATAAAAAGCTTCTTGCTTGTTTGCGCCAGCTAACTCACCTAGCTCTAAGCGAGATACTAAAAAAGTCTCAATCTGAGAGGTAAGCTCTGACCATAAGATAGGGCTATTGTTGCGGAACAAGCTACGCTCTCCAATTTGCTTAACATTCTTCTCAATGAAAGTCATCATGCGTCTTACATTGATATAGCGGAAGTCTAAGGTAGTGCTTAGAGTTCGTGCGCCTAGAACATTTACAGATGGTAATCCTACGCCCTGGTCAACCACTCGTAAGCAGTTGATGCCTAGAAGATTAAGATCACCATGAACTGAGTCACTTACCTCAACCTCAAGGCCACTAATACCACGAAGCTCACCAAACTCACCATGGCCCGCAGGAGATGTTGAAATACCACCTCTAGGCGCAGGGATAGAGTCAACTCGGCTATAAAGACCTGCTACCGCACCGCTTGGTGGAATAGTCACAAGTTGTGAACCGCCAATGACTTTTGGTACAGAGATGTGTGGGTAATATAAAGCACCCCAGTAAGTATCAATACCTAAATCCTCATTGCGATACTGACCAACTGAGTCTGCCCCACTTGCGCTTGCTTCTAGTCCTAAAGGTGCGTCTAAGATCGCAAACATATCCATGCGGTCACCGCAGAACTCTAGTAGACTTGCATGAAGTACGGGTACGTCAGTTGCTGGAATCTTACCGCTTGCGCTGAGTGATGGCGGTACGCAAAGAAGATTAACCGCTTTCTTAGCAGATAGCTTTGGAAGCGCAACGTCAATCAAGTCAGCTTGTAGGTCAAACCCTGCTTTTTCATCTTGGCCACCGCTTGTAAAGGTAAGCGCACCACTAAGATTAGCTGTTAAGATTTCTCGGTCATTTGATAATAGAACACCAGTCTCTAAATCTTCTACTAAGATATAACGTGAACCAACTTGTTCATCATTAACAATAGTCTCAAAGTAGCGATCTGAGTCGGGGTTCATGCTTAGACGATTAAAAGTCTCTACTGCTTCGCCATCGAGCTTAACAGTAATGTCATAAGCCAATAGCTCAACAGTGGAACCTACTGCAACGATTGCACTTGATAAGGCACTTGAAATGTCTACAAAACGTACAATAGAGCCACCCTCAACCGCACTACGAACCGCAGTCACTTTAACAAAAGTCTCAGCGTTCCCTGCATCAGTAATCTTGAGAATGTCACCAGCTACTAAACCACTGATTGAAGTTAGCTTTAAAGATGTATCTGTTGCTGACGCATCCGCACTTAATGAGCTATTGGCATAAGTGCTAGACTTGCGAATCTCAACCTCAAGCGCGCTACCCCAAGTACCAAAGTTCTTAAGACCTCTAAAGCCTGCTGAGAACTTAAGCATATCTGCACTATCTTGGTTATCAGCAATGTTGTAAGCAGGGAAAGTAGTAGCACCCACTCCCTCACACGCTGAAACGTCAATCAAGCGAATAATATAACAAGCAGAACCGCCATTCTCAAAGAATGAACGAACACTATAATAAAGTGATTCTTCTGCAACTGCACCCCCAAAGGTTCGCTTGAAAGAACTAAAGCTGTCAACGAAGATTGGTGTATTCGCTGGCCCTCTTTCAGCAAAACCTAAGAAACTGGCAATGCTCGTTGAAATACCATTAGGTGCATTTTCGGGTGTTAAAATTTCTTCAATGTATACGTCTGGTCTTGAATAGGCCATACTCTACCTCACTTTTTAGGAATAAACCAATAATCTTGGTCATTGAAAGCAATCATGCGGTGAAGTGCTTTATCTGCGTCTTTAGCTTGGCTTGCACCAAGTGGCTTATCATATAAGTATTTTGCATGAGTTGTGCTAGTTGGTTCAACAATTTTACTTGTAGTTCTCACTACATTTGAGTGTATTCTAACCTCATTTACTCCCTTTTGGTAGCTATCATTGTCGGTATCTTCAATGTCAGCCTTAATAGAGAACTCCCAAGTCTTTTGATAGATCACTGTATCTATATCTACTGAGTCACCTACATTAAAGGTTTCTCTAAAAACATGGTAGCTCTCACCATCCACTTCAATAAAGTCTCTTGGGAGTAATCTTGATTCAATCCACCTGGTGAGTTCTCGATCTTCAACTGCACTCAAGCAGTATGAGGTCACCTCATAAGTTATATCATAATACTCAGCCATTCTACGCATTACAAAAGTCGGTGGACTTGTACTGTAATCAACACGCTCTACTCTATCCATGTCTGAATCATAAAGCTGAGTATCAGGTGTCATGTTCTTAAACATCACTGAGATTGAGGGAAAACGTCTTTCGGGCGATTCCTCTAAATCGGGATAATCAAGAAAAACAGGTACTGCATTTAATCGCTCATTACGATCTTTGAGCGCCTTGCCTGTAAACTTTCTTACAAAAGCATCTTCAAGCTTCCAAAATGCAACAGCCATTACTTTTCACTCCCAGAAGTATCCATGCCCTTAACAAAGTCGTCTAATGCGTAGTAAAAACCAATCCGACTATAATTTAGCCACTTTCTATACACAGCATCTGCATGGCCATTTGACCAAAATGGTAAACAAGTCGCATCTAGTCTATTAGCCACTGTTGAGATTCTAGGTACTTTACTCATTTTCCCATGAAAGTTGATATACCCATTTCTGCGATCATGTGGCTTTATCAATACTTGTAGTCGATCTTTCTTAGTCTGCAACTTAAAGCTTGTACCCTTTTCAATGATGCGACTAAGGGGGTCAGGTATATCTCGGTGAGGTTTGTGTGTACCTCTTACACTAGATTCAAAACGTCTAGTACCAATAGAACCTTGTAAGCCATTCATTAGCTGTTCTTTTAGCTTAGGAATACGCTTTTGTAATCTCTTGGTGAATAAGGGCATAATCTTTTTTAAAAGACCATCACGCTTGAAATCTGATCTTCTAAGTATTTTTGAAAGATACCCACCAGTAGTATTAACCTTGATACCAAAAAAAGTTCCTGTGGTGGTCACCTTAAAGTCAGGTTTACTCATAGTCACTCTCCTTAGCATTAAGCTTTTCTCTTAGTTTAAGATACACTAAAAGTGGCTTATCTCCAACCCTACCCGTTAAAGATGCTTGGGTGATTCTCCAAACTCGGTTATCAAAGACAATTAGATCACTACTTGTAATCATATCTTTGACCTTTGTAGAATTGCCAAATATGTCTTTTAAGAACTCAATAGGAATTGTAATCTCAGCATCTCGCTCAGAAGATTCACCTATTGGACTTAGCATCTCCTCTACTGGCATCCTTGATACCGAAGCAGTAATCTCTAATGGAGCTTCATACATTTTTTTGCGCTGACGATAAATACCGCCTGTTGCACTAGGCATATACTTAATTAAGCGTACTGTCTCACCATAAGCTTTATGATTACGCAGTAGTGCCTTGCCCACTACGTTAATGACTCTCTTACTCATTGGACTTCTACACTCGCTGATTGTGTATATGATACAAGATCATTTGAGTTGTAAATCGCTAAACGATAATACCAAGTGCCCACTTCTGGTTGGTCATTAAATACATTATCATGGTTATCACTAGACGCATATACTGTGGAAGTCAAAGTTGTTGGAAACTGCGGAGAGGTAGCTCTTTGTAGTTCATAGTAATTAAAGTATTCATCATACACGATACCCCAAACTACACTGACAACACCATTCGCCACTGATACCGCAAAACCCTCTGGTGGAGTAATTGGTTTGTCATATACATAAGGCATTCTTCGGCCTGTTCGTAAAGACATACGACTCATGGTGTATTGCTGAATCTCTGCGCCCTCCTCACCTCGATCTTTTAATCGGGCTAAGGCTTCTAAGTATTCATTCTCTAGCTTTTCCCCTAGACGCAACCAAAACTTTGGCCCATCTAGTGGCATCTGCTGTCTCTGTACTGTCAGTTGCGGTACAGTGACAATTTGATCGGGCACATCTGGAAAGTCCTCTACATCTGAGGTAGCTCCCTCTGCCCCACGAACATAGCACATATTGATTGTGCCCCTAAGCTCTGCAAGGTACTCATATTTTACAGGCAAAGTGGCAATCGTATATGAGCTATCAATGTCTAGGTTCATACGACCTAGACCACTCTCAATACTATCAATGTAATAAGAGTCTAAGTATAAAGGGCGACCATCTTCGCGAGATGTGTGGCTGACATTATCATGTACTCTTGCTCTAATGCGTCTAATGAGTGAATTAAGATCAGCCATGTTGCCCCCATATACCTATATTAAAATGCACGACCTAAACTAATAAGCCATTCTGCCAAAGGTGCAGGAAAAGTGTAAATCTCACCTGCCTTAATCTCATATCTCAAGCTGTTATACTGACCCTTAACAGACTCAGTTGCCTTGATCTTTATGTTTTTAATTGGGGCTGATTTAGCCACTTCAACCTCGGCTACTTTGGGTTTGGCCTTAACTTCGGCCTTGACCTCTACTGCTTTTGGCTTAGGCTTTGACACGTCTGCCTTAGTCTTAGCTTCCACAGCAGGAGTCGCTACAACCACAGAAGCGATCTCTTTTGCTAATTCTTTTACTTCGTCTGTACTTTTCTTCTTGCGTGACATAATCGCCCCTTATCTTGTTGTATCTAAACTTATATTAAGCAGAAGCAATCACTACTGCGTTCTCAGGCTTAAGTACATCAACACCGAAGATTGAGTACCAAGCAAGACCATGAGTACGGCCAAAGTCCTCTACACCATTGTCGCGAAGCTCAACAGGTAGGCTGTCTGCAACGTATAAGCATTGGTCACCAAATACACAAGCTTTGTAAAGATCAATACCAGCATTACCAGTACCATCTAAAGTAGCATCATAACCAGGTGCGGTAGGGGCGGCTGCTCCATTTGGTGCATGAGTAGTCACGATAAAGATAACATCTTCCCAACGCCCAATCTCACCATTAAACAGGTTGCGAGTACCAACATATTGGTGAGCATTAACCCAATCTTGATCTCTACGAAGATAACTTGCTTGGTGTGGGTGGATAAAGCAAACATAGTAGTCACCAAAGAATTTAGGTGCATCGTTAGTTTGTAGAATTTCTACCGCTTCACGAATTGACTCAATGTCAAAAGTATCGCCTGAATCAATGTCAGCCAATACGTTACCATCAGTTTGGATGTTACTAGAAGCACCACTAAATAGCGCGTCACGAAGTGCAAGATCGCGAGTCACTGCAAAGTCACGACCAAGTAGAGTAGCTGACTCAGCCATAACGTCATCCCAAGAAAGACGAAGTAGCTTTTCAGAAACCTTGATTGCATTACCCCACTCAGTGACTGTGATAGTTTTCTGAGTAGCGCTCATTGCCTTTGCGCTTAGACTTACATTCTCTGTTAATTCACCACCACGATCAATGTCGTTATAAATGGTGAACTTTACATTCTCACCTGGAGAAGCAAGCAATTCTTCTTTACGAACTGCAAATTCTTCAAAGCGCATAATGCCTTGTGCATTATGCAAGATGTCCAAGCTAAATACGTCTAACATTGCTTGAGGTAGTGCGGTCAAACCGTTAGCACCTGAAATACCATTAATAGCCATAATTGACTCCTAACTAAATTAATTTATAAATAAATGTTTATCTGCGAACTGAATCCATAGCTTGCGCCATGATTTTTTGACGATACGCTTGGTATTCGTCACGACTCATTTTAGAGACTCGATAACGATCAGCACTCGCAACTTGAGGTTGATTTACTTCGGGTGACATAGGTCGAGGTACATCTTGAGCCTTTTCTTGTCGAAGTTTATCTTCTAGTTGCATACGTACTGACTGCTCTCGATCTTTGAGCATTTGAATAGAAGCGTCAATTTCTTCTGGAGTATTGCCACTTACCATTTCGGGGAAAAGTAATCCGCTTTTCTCAATTTGCTTTTGCTTATAAGACTTGACCTCGCTCTCACGAACTCTTGCTTCGGCTTGTTGAGAGACTGTCTCTAACTGCTTCTTCAATAGGTCATTCTGCTCTGCAAGCAATTCGATCTGCTTGTTTACTTTTTCAATGTCACTCATATTAGAGTCCTGTATAGTAGAAAGTTGTTCTTTCGCTAGTTTTAAATCCTCTAGCACCTTATCTCGCTCGGCTTGAACTTCTTGGGCTTGCGCTTTAGTTTTCTCAATAGATTTATAAAGCTTGTCCTTTTCTTCTCGCCTTACCTTGTTAAGCATTTCATCAAGTTGCGCCTTTGTATAGACTTCATCATTAGGAGTCTTAGACTCAACTTTGCTTTCCTCGGTGGTGTGGGTGGTCTGTGTACTCACTTGACTTTCTTCTGTATTCGCTTGCTTAGTATTTGTCGTATCACTCATTTGTCTTTTTGCCCTTATAGGTTAGCTAGGTGCGATTGGGATAAATTAACGTAAGATGTCTACTTTTGGGGCTCGACGGGCGTGTTGCCCAGGAGCATTTTGCATCATAACTTGACGACCATCTTGAACTTTAGCCTTGTTTGGCTGATCACGCATATCAAAGTATTGGCTCATGCCACGATCTTTTGTAGTAGCGTCTTGTCCAGGTCGGTTCATAGGTTTTGCATTGTGTGTGCTATACATTGCCATGATTATTCTCCAATCAATGGGTTGTAAAAAAATAAGTTTATCAATTAGTGATTATCTATTATATCATACATAGAATCAAACAAAAATCAGACAACTATGGGCTCTAAACTACACATACAGTTAGGATGTGGCAAATCGGGTACACTAGAACCTGTGTAAAGCCCTGCTAAACTACCGCCAAAATTACTAGGCAGTAAGCTTGCTACATCTCCACCTGTTGATGTAGATAAAACCTCACATACCTCTGAGCCACCATAGTCCTTATGCGCCCCACTTAACCGCCAATAAAAGAACGACACCCCTATTGAGGTCATGGCTTCTATGGTGGCGGAGTGCATCGCTCTGTTCTGTTCTGTTCTGTTTATTCTGGAGATGGACTTAGCTAAACAAGACCTGTTTGCCCCCTTTGGGTCTACTAAGGCTTTCTTTAGTTTTCTTCGGTTGTCTATCCTAGCTGACAAGCCCATGTCTACCATCTTGGTTAGCTCAATTTCCATTCTTGCCCCAACACCACCAAGTCTTTGAGCAGTATTCATACCGCTTTTACCACTAGGTTGATTGTAAATTTGAATAGCTTTTCTTTGGGCCATTTGGTTGATCACAGACATAGGTAAGGCACTTCGATCTGGTAAACTTCGTCTTATACCAATCAAATAAGTCTTTACCGAACCCTCTAAGTTTTCAAGTATCTGATCTCTTGCAGTAACCACTGTATCTCTTACCACTTGTTCTAACTCAGTATTAAGAGTAGCTTTATCAGCAGGCCTAAGCTCACCAGTTGATCTATTGCGTCTTGTATCATATCGACCTGCAACCGCTTCGGCTTTCTTTATGCCATTCAGCATTAAGTTTCTTACCTTGCCATCTTGGGTAGGTAGTCTATTTAAGATACGTCTTTTAGCATCGGCTATCTCATAATTCCTCTCACCCTTTTCCACACTTGAGGGTTGAGCGGTCACTGTTATAGTTTTACCACCCACAGTTTGCACTGTATGAGTATTTGAGACTAAACCAAGCCCCTTAGCTAAGGGCTTTGCTTTAAACTTCTTTCTAGCCATCCATCATATCCGAAGTCTTAGAGCTTGATATTTTCTCACCCACAGAGTCAGGGTTAGGTCGTTTAGGATTAGGATTACCACTTGGTTTCTTTGGTTCTAAGGACTCAAGCTTAGGCATCTCAACCTCAGAGGACTCAGGTACTTCGGCATCTTCCATAAACTTTTGCCCAATACTGAACTCTAACTCTGCAAGTTCTTCTCTTTCTTCCTCTATGTCCTCTTTGATCTTTTCAATCTCACGCTGTGACATACCCATTTTCTGCATCTCATAACGCTTAGAGGAAATACCAAGATCAAGTCTCTTAGTCGCTCGATCAAGCTCAATGCTTTCATCTCTCGGTAAAGGTGATGGAAAGATAATCTCATTACGATAGCGATTTTCTTCATTCAGTTGCTCAAAGGCTCTACCAAAGTCATTACTTGCTAAGGCTGTAATCTTCATAATTAAACGATTAATCAACCTTAGCCCAGCCCCATAAGTCTGAACCTTAACTTGTCGTGACTCAAGCATGGGCATATATCTCATAGATACGGAAGCCCCAGTTTCCCTATTATTAATGTTAGATGTTAAAGCAATCTCAGGTACTCCACCAATTTCGTGCATGGCTTTCTTAATGCGATCTAAGTATTCCATGCTTGGCCCAAGCTCTCCATTTAGCGCTAAGTTTTCAACAGACGCATTCTCTGGCAAGCCCCACATACGATTTGCCCCACGCTCAAGCTGAGTCAGCTTCGCTCCCTTAACGATAGTCACTGGTGAACCATGATAATTGATCACATCACTTATATCAGTAGACTTCTCATTGTACTCACGTTGTAAGTCAATCACATCTGATAAATCACTACGCCCATAAAACTCACCCGCGATTGGGTAATTCGGTATATGCACAATAGGAATCTCACCTAATGGATTAGGTCTTTCACGCTCACCGCCAGTAGGGGAATACTCAATCACCTTATCGGCATACCAACGCTCACCATACCACTCCACATTATGTGAGGGTATATCACCAAAACGATTGGTCGAAGAAGCGTCACCATTCTTAAATCTTGGGAACAAGATTAGAATAGAGTTTACTTTTTTGCGATCTACGCCATGTGGCCCACCAAATGAGGGAAATACATATTGGCTAGGTAAAACATCTACTCTAGCATAAGGGCTTTCTATTGGGTCGCTATCTTCCCAAGATACTCTTACAAAAACATCTCCTGTAATCGCGCCCATCTGAGCCATCTCAAAAGCAACAAGCTCTTTTCTATTCTTAGCCCAAGTAGACTCAAGCATTAAGCGAACAAACTCTCTATCTTCATCTTCTTTGTTGGCGGTTGCAGGGTCATCTGGAATAGTCACGCTAAAGCTATTCTTCATTAAGAAATTTACAGTTGCGTCTACAAATCTTCGACAATAATTCATAGTCACAAAAGGCTCATTTATATCTCTAGTATGGTCCCAATGTTTACCTCTGTAAAAGCGCATAAACTCTCTATATCGTCTTAGTCTCTCTGAGTGTTCAAGCTCAGTCGAGGTGACTAACTGATATACGTTAGAATCAGAACTTCCATAAGGAGTTCCTGCGATAATCCCTCTGCTAATTAATGCCATATTTCACCTCAATCCCACTTTCTATGAACAACAGTCTCTCTGTCCTTGCGTATGCCTATTCGACCTTTTGGTGCGCTCATTTTAATATGTATTGTTGATTTTAGCCACTCTCCTACACACTTTGGCGATTGATCAACTAAGTCGCCCTTAGATAAGGCTTTTTGCACCATACGTTCACTCATACCACTAAGCTCACATATCTGCGGTATTGTCAGTAATTCACCACCCATCGAATTTTCTCCTAGCTCTACCATTCTTAATCTGAGCAGAGTACCTTCTACGAGTATCACTCACTGCATTACCTAAGAATGGGTTGTCGGCAGTCTCAGCAGAAATCATTTTACGATTCACTAAGTAGCATAACATCATCAAAGAGTCACTGTAATCATCATGGCCATCTGACCCTGTTTTCTTCTTACCACTTGTGGGAGCTTTTACATCCATGTACTTGCCCCGCCAATCCTTTTGAAGATCATACATCTCGCGAACAAACCTCTGCCACCGCTTGTAAGTTCTCGCATGACTACTCGCTGGATAAGTTAATCTTCTGACTTTCATCTCTTGATATAAGATTGTATAGCCCTCATGCTTAGTCCTTTGACTAAAGATAAATGGCTTTACGTCTATACCATCTTCATAAAGATCAGCTTTCAAGCGGTCAAAAATCGGGTCACCTCGGCCTGTTGCGTCAACTATGATCGACCCTATGTTATAATTTGCTAAAAAGTTCAGTATCTGAGGGTACTGTGTTTCATGGTCATCCCCCTGAATCTCTAGCCAATTCACAATATGGATATGATAACGATCTTCGCCTGCAAACATGATTGGGTTTTCCCACCATACTTTACCCACTGTGACCACTGTTGAGTCATTACTACGACCAATGTCTATGGATGCTACCATATTGTCAGTAGCGTTATCATTGTAGTAGTGACTTTCATTGCGCTTAAAGTGAACGTACTTACCCTTTTTCTTCACTCTTAACTTGTCAGTTTTCTTTATACCGCATTCATCAAAGATTTCAGGTGCTATAAAGTGACCACGCTCAAGCATCCAGTGTAAGCGATAAGACATCCTAAACTCGTCACTCTCATACCCTAATCGTTCAATCTCTTTCTCAATGTATGCACCATATCTTGGGTTATGTCTTGCAGGATGCTCATAGTCATACTGAAAGTGATTAGGTAATTCACCCCTGCCTAGACTTGCTGTTTTTTTTCTGTTGCGCTCACAAGCATCAAAGAACTCATTCTTCTGTTGGTTAGGTGTGCCAATCTTTATCATAGTCGCATTTGTACTCGCCCCCATAGGGTGAATACTCTTACGAATCTTATAGTTAGATATATCCTGTGTTTCTTCACATATAATTAGATGGTAGGTCTTGCCCTCTATATTTGCTTGTGGGCCAGCACTGTTTGCATCAACATAGCTACCATTAGGTAATCGAAGAACTTTACGACCACCCTGTAAATCAATCCCAAGCTCTGGGTCTTGTAAGACTTGTTGCATCGTTTCTGATTGCATACGATTGGCCATACGACTGTGCATAACACCCGCTAACTCATAATTGGGCGCAAAGATACCCACCCATAAACCTTGCTTAAACTTATTGATTCGGTCATCCTCTTTAAGACCCTCTGTTTTAGCTAAGGTTGGCAAGATAACACTTAGACCTACCACCACGACTGACACGCTCTCAGTCTTGCCAGACTGACGCGCAAACAAGGCAGTAATTTCTTCCCCATCTTCCAAGATTACTGACTGACAAATGCGCCTAGCAAATTCCTCTTGGTATGGGTAAAGCTCTATACCTGTTGACTCTAAACAAAATTGAAAACACTTTTCAGATATGTCTAAAAGTTCTTCTCTTGTCAGTATGTGGTTTGGTTTTTTAGGTTTTCTAGCCTTTGACTTTTTCTGTATCTCCAAAACTATTTCTTCTTTCTTTTTCTCATTTGCTCTCTTGCTTTTTTGTAAAGCTCTTTATCAGCAGTTTTACTAGTTTTACCGCCCTGAACAAAGCTGAGAACTCTAGCACGACTCCAAGCCATTTGCGTAGCACCTGGTCTGTGACCAGTCGCCCAAGCCCTAGCCCCTCGCTCATGTACTGTTCTAAGAATAGGTAATGGATAGCCCGAAGCTTTGGCAACAGCTTTTAAGTAAGCTTCTTTACCCTTACCATTCATGTTATCCTTAATCTTCTTCTTTAAACCGCTTTTTTTAGCTTGAGTTGTGTATTTAGAGGGCTTAGTCTTAGCCTTATCATCACCTTTCATAGGTTTATAGCTAGGCTTACCCTTTTGAGATGCCTTAGCCCTTTTCCTAATCTGAGCTTCACGCTCTTTTTTCTCTTTATCAGAAAGACCCGCGGTGTACTTCCTAGGAACTTTAGTTTTAGATTTAGATTTAGAGGTACTTGGTTTTCTAGCCATCATCCTTGCCCTTGATCTTATATATATACTTAGTCTTATATATATATACTATATAAGTGACGACTCTAAAAATGAAAGACAACAGACATGACAACAAAAGAACAATTTATTAATCAACTTCAAGATACAGACACCACCTATCAAGAGTTTCCAACAACTTTTTCAGAAGATTCTCACAACTCTGTTGATCATCCAAGCCATTATCGACCAGGTACTTATGAAGCCATAAACGTCATAAACGCATGGGAGTTAAACTTTGCGCTAGGCAATGCAGTAAAGTACATTTGCAGAGCAGGGCGTAAAGACCCAAACAAAGAAATCGAGGACTTAGAAAAGGCAATCTTCTACTTACAAAGTGAGATTGATAAGATTAAGTCTCAGAGGTAATCATTATACACACCATGCAGATCATCAAGTTGCTCCATAACATCTTCAATGTCTGTACCAACTACCCAACCAGACCAATACCCACCAAGATCAAGTCTTGCAAATAAGCCATCTACTCTCTCAACAGAAGTAATAGGTGGGAAGAAGTCTCCATGATCTTCAACAGACTCTTGAATGGCCATAATTTGCTCCTCATTCAACTTTGCGCCTGCTTTGGGTAGCTCAATACTCAAATCTAATTCTCTGTCTGTTAAGACTAATTCTCCGCCCGCGTTTACAATCCTAACGCCATCGGTGACTTTCTTCTCTACTCTCATTTGTACTTACCCTTAGATGTGCCTTTACCCTTGCCCTTTTTCTTAGTTGTACCTTTATAACTCATAGATGCTCTCACTGCTCTGCCTTGCTTCTCAGCTTCGGCTCTTGTTTTATAGACCTTACCTGTTTTACCCCAACGATAACCGCCCTTTACTTTGTAAACTGGCATTATCGGTTATCTCCCTCACCTGAGATAACACCTCGCTCTAAACGACTCATTAATTTGTCAATGTTCTTACCCGCCACAAAGTCTAAGGCAAGATTCAACTCAAAGCTTAAGTTAGCAATATACCAAAGCACATCACCCAACTCCTTAGCGAGTTCTATACGATCATCCGCACTCACTACTCCACCCTTGTCACGAATGATCTTCTTAATCTTATCCGCCACCTCTCCAGCTTCGCCCGTTAAACCTAAAGCACAATATGTCAAACCATGCTCTGTTGGGTACTTAGCAGTCTCTCTTGCCTTATGTTGATAATCATTTATATCCATTTGGGATTCCCTCTTTCATTTTTAATTCTATTATATCAAGTGCCATTTGGTTGACTTGTTGTTCTAACTCTTTAACGCCCATATCAAGCTTAGTATCTCTTACCTTGATTTCTAAAAGCATAGGTACTGCTTTGCGCTTCTTTGGGCTAATAGGCATGGCATAATGCTCACCATGTAATAAGGCTTGGTAAATTAAAGCACCAAAGACCCAAAGCATAATTAATGCGACCCCTTTTGCTAGACTACTTAGCATTTTTAATGTCCTGCAATATATCTTTCATAAAGTTCATCGTTACAACCATGCCTTTGAGAGCAATTTGATTGTCTTTTACCAACTCTAGTATTTTATTCTGCTGAGCTTCCACCTTTTCAATCCTAGCTTGATTTAATTGAAGTTCACGCTTTAACAAAGCAACCTCAACAGAAATCGAGTTGACCCACATCAAAGCTGGGATTAAACCCAAGCTTAAAAACTTAAATACCAAATCCATATTAATTCTCATTATGACACTCCAAGCCTTACTAATCAGTATTGACGTATTATAACCAACTCCCATAAAAGTATAAAGATCAAATTAAGCCTTGCAATATGCTAGTATTAGTAGTAAGGGAATGCACCTATCTTGTGTATGCACAAAGGACAAAACCATGAAGAAACAAATACCTTGGGATATAACTCTAATTACACCTAATTACCTAGAAGCTAAGGCTGAATGTCAGCTTTGGGTTGAACGGGGCTATGGCACTCAGTTCTCTAAATTTAAGAAACAAGTGCAAATCAAAAAAGGTGGCCCTAACCAAGCACTCTACATTGTCAGGAAGCGAGTAAAGTCATGAAAGGTTTATTTGATAACCAAACAGTAGGGGGCAACACTTTAAAAAGTAAGGTTGACTTAGACGAGACCCTAATACAACTATCAAAGGCCAACGATTATGAGTTCTCTGGTGAAAGCTCATTTGTTGTTCCAAGCTTTATTAAACCTACAAACTTCAACATTGGAGTTATCGTAGGCCCAAGCGGTACTGGTAAAAGCAGTTTGTTAAAAGAGTTTGGGGAAAGTACAAACTTTAAGCCGAATCCTAATAAAGCTATTGCTAGTCAAGTAGACCTTGATCTGCTTATGTCTATGGGTCTAGGAACAATACCATCTTTATGCAGACCATATCATGTACTAAGTAATGGGGAAAAACACAGATGCGATCTAGCTTTTGCCTTAAAAAATAACGATAAAGTTTTTGACGAGAAATCAATCCTTGTTCAACCAAAGCTTGGAAGTTTTTCAAAGACTTTCACTATTTAACAGGGAATATAAACAAATCAGCTAACTGCTGGATTATGAGTTCCGATTCTCACTTGGTTGGGTTCTATTCCGTTTTATCATTCCCTAATGGGTATATAAAAAATGCTTTTAAAGGTCATAGGTTGGTAATACACCCAGATTTTCAAGGTTTAGGATTAAGTAAGCAACTATCTGACTACGTAGCAAGCTTATACATTAACAGCAATAAAAGATTTTTTGCTAAAACCGCTCACCCAAAGCTAGGTGAGAGTAGAGAAAGGTCTACAAAGTGGATAGCCACCTCTAAAAATAAAAAAAAACGCTTAGACTATAAAGGTCTAAATAAATATGACGCAAAAAATAAAATGATACATAAATATAGATTGACCTATTCACACGAATATATCGGCAACATTTGAGAAAGAGAGTAAAGTCATGAGAGAAGTCATTATCACCGACACTAGAGATAAAAAGCCATACGAATGGGTTGAGATTTACTTGTCTGTTGATCAAGAACAAGAACTCATTGGTCACTTTGATTGCTTCTATGAAGCAACTCGATTTATGAAAGAGAATAACTACTCAGTTGTTTACTTAGATGATGATCGTAAAAACAAAGGCCAGTATTGGACTGTAAGGAAATTCCAATGACTCCCATCACCATTACCCTACTAGGTACTCCTGTACCTAAAGGTAGACCAAGATTTGGCAATGGCAGAGCCTATACTCCCAAAAGAACAAAAGATTATGAGAATGCCCTCAAAGCACTTATCCAAGAGCAAAACATACAAGGCCCAATCGAGGTCACACTCAATGCAATCTTCCCAAGACCCCAAAGGCTTATGCCTAAAAAGCATCCAGATGGCCTTATTCTGCATACTAAAAGACCTGACCTTGACAACATCATCAAAGCAGTCTTAGACGCACTCAATAAAACACTACAAGATGATGCACAAGTCTGCATCATACACGCTTATAAATACTACGCAGAACGCAACAAGCCTGCGCGGACAGAAGTCCAAATAAAGGAAGCCCTATGAACCTTACAAACTTATGTTGGATAGTCATGCTTAACATTATGTCACCTAACGCATCTACATCCTACCAAAAGAAAATATCAAAAACGATTCCAAGCCGAATGAAGATTTGTCGTCAAGTCGCTAAGGAAGCCATTAAACAAAAAGTAGACCCCATACTCGCCATTTCAGTCGCTTACCAAGAAACAAGATTTGAAAACCTGACAAGCCACAAAGGCGCAAAAGGCCCACTAGGGGTTCTACCCAAATACCACTGCCCCACCTCTGGGCATTGCAATTACACACAAGCAGGCATCTCAGCTATTAAAAAGTTCCTCACTCTCAATAATAATAAAAAATGCAAAGCCCTCGCACAATACAACAGAGGATTCAAAGGTAAATGTGAAAGAGGTCGATCAGAGTTCAAATACGCCCAAAGAGTCCTAAATACCTATGTTGACATCTCCTACTTTAACCAAGAGACTTGCTTCACTGAGGAAATCGAAGATTAAAAAAAGTTTTTTTATAAACATGGTTGACACACCGCAAATAGGTATGTACATCTATTCTCAAGATTATTCTTTAATCTTAAATCAACCCTTTAACTCTCAGGAGTATACATAATGACAAAACGCAAAATTCTAAACCGCATTAAGAAGATTGAAACTACCATCAAAAACAATAATGCCATCCCAAACTACTTACTCAATGAGCTTAAACTAGAGCTAATCGACCTCAAAACACTACTGGTTGAAAAATACTCATAACCCTCAATAAGACTCACACATTATTCTAAGGAATACATAATGACAAAACAGTACGCACAGAACCGCACTAAACGCATCGAAGCCACACTCTGCAACCCACTTATCCCACACTCCATACACCACCAGTTGGTAAAAGAGCTAATCGACCTCAAAACATTCCTACACACCCTCAAAAATAAAAAGGCAAAGTAATGGCTTTCTTCACTAACCAAGAACTTACCCTTTATCACCAACTCCGTAAAACACTCTCTTGGGCCGATAAAAAACAATGGCTAGAACAATCTAAAGAGTACACAGATGACATCTACTTTGAAAAATATAAACTCTATGTCCTCTCATGCGCATTATTCCACTGGACTACACAACGTATCGACCTAAACCTAGAAAATGAATACCTAGACCCCCATACACAAATCAATGGCTACTCACAAGCCGATCTGCTCAATAAAGTCCTGCTACTTAAAGCTGAAACTCACCTCGATACCCTCTCAGCTATTAGCCATGAACAATGGCTCCAAAATAAAAATTGGTAGCCCTATCCATAGTTTCCAATAACTCTCAACCAATCACATTAAGCCTAAGCAACTCAAATAGTTAAGCCACCAGTGGCTTAATCATTAACCTCTCTGGAGTACACAATGAACCAACTAAACGCTGAAAACTTTCAAATCTCACCTCTCTCACTCAACCAGTACATCAGCCAAGCCCACATCAACTTTCTCAATGACGTTAAAGCAAGCATCAAAGAAATGTGGGCTCAGCATATCTCTGTTCTCAATGTAGAACTTATCTCCAATACCCCAACCATCACCCTTAACACTTATACACAATCAGACTTCTCTATCTCTGTTGAATTACAAATACTCCCTATAGACCTAGAGAACTCTTATCTCACACTCTCAGTAGATTGCCCGCTAAGTGGTCACAATGTCTCAACTTGGGTCGAGAATAATAAAAACCTCTCACCTGATAGCATCTCCGCCACTATCCTCTACTACTGCTAATCAATAATTAAACACCACAGAGCGCAAATAATGAACTTTCTATATCATCTAAGAACTGGCCAACACTCATTCATAAGTAGTATTCAAGCCTTTATTCATAAAAATCACTCTGTATTGCTCTATAACACAGAGATTCAAGGCCAAGCCTTTGACCCTGCACTTAAAGCCCATACACTAATCAACCAAAATGAAGCAACCATATACCTATTCCTAGACCTAGACCTAGACTCACTACATAAAATCAATATACATATCCTACTATCACAGCCCAATAAAGAAGATACTAATCATATCCTCACAGAAAACTCTAACGAAATCACTCCAGAGACTGTCTGTGAAAAATTAATCTCATTCCTTAAACAACAATAAATGGAGATACTATGAAACTCATAGGACTCACCTGAAAATCTAGTACAAAGATACCAAGACTTCATCGACTCAAAGTGGTAATAAAACAGATACCACCTAACTATACTTTCCAAAAACTTAAGGCCAAGTAAAACACTAAGAACTCATATAGCACAATAGCTATCATCCCACCTTACTCTTAGCCTTATTGGTATTACCCTTATTCTTAAATTCTTTCCTATACCAATCATCATAAGCTCGACAATGCGCCTTATTTCTCAGTCGCCAATCACGCATCTGTTCCAAATGCCTAGCCTTACGCTCACTCTCACTTAACTCACTCGGTGGATTGCGATAACCACGCTGGTCACTCACCCCATGACACCACTGACGTAAAGTAAACAAACCATACGCCTTACCCGTATTCTCATTCAACCAACCCTCTTGGCTCATTACCTCATGTACCTCTCTCACTGTCATGCCTGAGCGCTTTAAACATAATGAACGCTCCCTTGCTGACTCCCTACATCTCAACTCTCTTATGCCATCACTCATTACTCCATCTCCTCTCTCTCCACCAATAACTCCCAATCCACCACAGCATCTATGTCACTCTTTAAACGTGACCTCACTCTCACACCATTCCCACTGCAACACTCCAAAGTCTGCACACTCTCACCCTTATCCCATAACACTAAACCCGCATGGCCACCCCTAACCTTACCACTCAAATTATAACCCTTCTTCTCATAATCCCAACCCACTAAACCCATGCAAAATAACTCCCCAGGGCGACAATACCCTATATCATCCCCTGACCTCTTTATTCCCATCCGATCTCCCCACTCCATTAACTGATCTACACTCCCAAACCAATCCCCAAATGGTATCTCACACCAACTCTCCGCTTCATAGTAAATCGCAAACCAACTAGAAATCCCTATTACACTCCATAATGGGAAAAACTTCATATTCGATATGCCCCAGTACCTCTTGTACTCCGATGCCACCACTGTCTCCACACCCGTTACCTGACTCCCCTGCACCAAATGCCCTATCGCCCTGCCCACATTCCTACCAAATGGCTTCTCTTGCTTATTTATATCCCTTAACGCCACATCTAATAAACCCAAACCATACCCACCCACTCTCTCCGAACCCTCACATACCCTGTATATCATCTTCGGTATCTCCCTTAACTCAAAATAACCACCGCGATATGTCGGCCTGTTCATCGTTAAATGATGCCAGTCCACATCACTGCATATACCCGTTACAGGAAGATTCCATAAACGCTG